TAGTGTATAACGAACACCTGTATCTGCCTCAATGGCAGCACGTACATAAAACACGGAACTATGAGGACTATGTAGGTCTTTTAGTTTGTTACTACGAACAGCATCATAAAATGCATCGAGCATATTCTCTGGTACATATAGTTTTACTGATTTTTTAGGCATTGTCAAGCACGAAATTAAATTAACTTACGGAGGCTTCTATTCTTTAGTACATTTAAGTGTATCATATAAGTGTTTTTTATATATTAAGTTATTATACATTTAAGTGTTTCATTTAAGTGTAGTTATACCCCCACTTGGCGTTTTTGTCAAGAGCATTTTTTTTTACTCTTGTACGATTATATCATACTTGTGATATTAATGCAACACTATTTATCATATATGTGTCAGTTACCCCTGTGGTTAACACTTAATTTTCCCCATCTGTGTAGATATTCATGCATACGTACCCCATACCCCCACCTGACCCATGCCCACCCCCCTGTATATTGCCCAATATGTGGCGTATATGTGTGTATTGCCTGTGTAAACGCCTAATATGTGTATATATGCATTGATTTTCTAAAGAAAATGTAGCAAATTCAATACTTTAGTATTGGTTGGAAACTCATTTACTATCAGTTGCCATGCTTTAGCATGAAAGACTGTGGTATTTTTGCAACAAACAGACTGTTGAAGAGGAGGAGTACAAAAAACCACTACCCCCTAGGGTAGTGTGGACATTCCGATTGTCGGAAACTTTAGATACTAAGGGTATCTATTGACAAATCGATTTCAGTTCTATATATTTTTTAAGCTATCGCTATTTGTGAATAGCTTAAAAAATAATATAAAAGGAGTTTAACATGGCTAAATCAAAATCATCTCTTCCATCTCAGTCAGAGCTAAAAGCTCAAGGTTCAAATCTAGCAAAGCTAGATGCTACAGAGACAAAGTCTCTCAAGGCTAAAACCACAAAGCTAGTTCATGACAAAGATAGTCTTGACTATCTTCTTGGTCAGCTTCAAGTTAATATTCTCAAACTTGAGAATGTTAAGATAATTAGCAAGGAACTTGCTAAGAAGTATGGAATTGCTTCTATTGAAGCAAGAAGAAGAAACGAATCAAAGATTCTGTTTCTAAAGTATGACGAAGTCATCTCTTGGCTAAAGTCTACTAGAAAGAGATATACTTCTCTTTCTGCTCTGCTCAAGGCATTTGCTAAAGCAAATAAGCCAAAGACAGAAGACAAGCCAAAGGCTTCTGATGAGACAAAGTCTCAAGATGAACCAAAGGTTCAACCTTCCGACAGTTCGGAAACTAAAGAAGAACCAAAGGTTCAGAAGAAGCTAACAGCTTCTGAAGTAGCACTTGAAGTGCTAGTTCAACTAGAGATACATGGTATCTCACCAAAAGACTTTGCTAGAGAGTTTAACTCTCAGTACAAGGAACTTAATGTTCCTTCAAAGAAGGTAGCTTAATGCTACCTTTCTTTTTAATCGGAGATTAAATATGACAAATGTATTTAAAATTACAAAGAGTAATTTTGCTAAAAGAATGAACCCTCATAGAAGGGTTCGTTCAAATTGGGTTGGTCATGTAAATGACCAAAAGAAACTAGAACCAATCATTTATGATTGTGGTGTTTTTGCTATCCAAAGATTGAGCCAAAAGTCTAAAGCACTTTTGGAGCATGAAGAAACTCTTCGAGTTTTACAAGAGTTTGAATACTTATATAATAATTAAATATAGATATTTATGATATATTTAATTATATATATTAACATTAACCTTCCGATTGTCGGAAACTTTTACGGAGTAATATTATGAAAATAATCAGAACATCCCCTTTTAGTGGTAACACTAACTCTATGGAAATAGAGGTAACCCTAGAACAACTTCGTTCTTGGCAAGTGGATGGTGTTCTTATTCAGAACGCCATGCCACACCTAACCCCTGATGAACGAGAGTTCATCAAAACAGGGATTACCCCTGAAGAATGGGATAGTGCTTTTAATTAAGCACTTCCCAAACCTTCCGATTGACGGAAACTTTAATGGAGAATGAAATGAAATTTCATCAAGTATTTATCAAAGCCTTCGCTGATGGCGAAGAATCTCATGATGGTTCATCAAAGTATGATGAATGGTTTCAAGTATCTTGTCAGACAGAAGAAGAGTTTTCTTCTGCTGAAGATGTTGTTGCTTCTTTCAAAGAAAGACAATGGGGTTCTGTCCATGACAGACACAAAGAGTATTTTCATCCTAAGAAGGATGTAAATTGGAAACACATAATAATAGAAGTTTAAACGGAGTTTAAAATGAGCAAAAAGATTGATGGAATATTATTATTCCTTATAGGAATCCCTGTGTTTTTAATGGCATGGGTAACTCTTGGCGAAGCTGATGGGTATTACATGAGTGAAGCTATTAACACCCCCTTCCCTTTAGGGATAACCTTCACAGTTCTTGTCGGAACTATGGGGTTGACTTTGTCAATAGCAGGATTATTGATAATTTTTAAATGGAGAAACATATAATTATTTATATATGAATATATATGAATATATAAATAATATATAAACCTTCCGATTGACGGAAACTTTAACGGAGTTAATTATGAATGTAAAACAAGCATGGTCAGAAGTTAGTGGCTTGAGTAAGCCATCTAAGATGCCTTCTTATGGATACTCACTACCTGCAATCAGGTGTGGGGTAGGTAGCAAGTTACGTGAAGTTGAGGATTCAACTTGTTATGATTGCTATGCAATGAAGGGCAGATACATATTTCCTAATGTTCAAGATGCTCTTGAACGTAGATATCAAAAGGCATTGTCTAACCCTAAATGGGTTGAGTCCATGATATTCCTTATACTTTGGTATTGTGCTAAGACTAAAGTCTTTAGGTGGCACGATAGTGGAGACTTAATAAGTCTTGAGCATTTACTTGCTATTGTACAAATAGCAAAGGCTACCCCCAATGTAAAACATTGGTTGCCTACAAGGGAAGTCAAGATTGTACAAGAGTACAAGCAAAAGTATGGCAAGTTTCCTAACAATCTTGTTGTTAGGATTAGTGCTACAATGGTCAATGGTATGCCACATTCATTCCATGAACACAGTAGTACAGTTGTTACCAACGAAACATTAGCAATAGACAAAGTATGTCCTGCTAGTAAGCAGGAAAACCAATGTCTTGATTGCAGAATGTGTTGGGATAGTAATGTCAAAGACATTGCCTATCTAAAACATTAACCTTCCGACAATCGGAAACTTTAAACTAGGAGTTTAATATGAAAGACGTTACAAGACTAGCTAATGGGATTGCTCTAATTGAGCAAAGAAAACTAGATGAAATGAATAATCACATTGCAGAACTGCATACGATTATTGAGCATAACTTCGAGAAGCTACCCTACGAAGTACAAAGACAATTAGGGGGTTACATTTGGAGTAACTATGAAGAGCAACAAAAACAAAAAGAAATGCCAAGTGATTGGTCACTTGGATTAGAATAGGGAGATTTGCTATGCAAAAAGTTAGAGTATATTGGAACTTACATAGAAGATGTTGGAGTATCCAAAGTGTCAAGAGTGGTCTAGTAATAGACCATAGATATGACATAACCCTTGAACAAGCAAAGTTTGTTGTTCGTAAGGGTGGACAGAAGCGAGTACGTGAAGAAGGCAAGAAGAATGTTCATGCCTTTGCAGTAGGATATATTGCTGAAGAGCAAGATATTGATAACTCGGCTTACCATCATAAGGTATCTTATAATCCTTATAAGAATGACTTCTTCATGAGGAATAGCACAGAACTAGGTTCTGAGGAAGTATCAAGAGACTTCGTAGGGAATATTCGTATGGAGTCTGAGATGAAAATATTATCCAATGCTGTAATATGGGGTGGGGTTCATCCTAGAGTATACATATAATCAACAGAATAAGTTATATAACTACTTGACTTTCAATGAAAGTAGTTATATAACATATATATGGAGTTCGACATGACAATTTTAGACGTAGTAAAAATAAAAAATATGCTTGATGATTTAATCAATGGCAATGCTATAACTTTAACAGAGTTTAAGTTTCGCATAGACAAGATGGGTTGTGCAGTACAGAAGTTAGTTATACAAACTTCCTCAACTAATACTGCACAGTTAATTATCAAGGATAATAACAACAAAACTATTTCAATAGAGGTGTAACATGAAGATTAAAAAGATAAATCCTATAGCAAAAGCATTGCTTTCTATACGGAAGCAAGTAGTACCTTCAAAGAAAGGTAAGGGTTCATACAACAGAAAAAAGGAGAAGAACATTGCGAAGCAAGTATGATGAACAAACATTTGAAAAGATATCTGTCAAGAAAACAATCAAGAAGCAGAAGCGTGATGATTGGAAGAAAGAACGCAGATTACAACGCAAACAAAAGAATGCTAGGCAAGAGAAGTCTTTTGCCTAGATACCTTCCGACAATCGGAAACTTACTTAACCAACAACAAAAGGAGATTTTATTATGAGTAAGAAAAATATCAACGTAGCCTATTGGGTACAGTCCACAGGTGTTACAGGTCAATGCTTAACTGAGAGAGGTCAAAAGTTATTTGACACTACCTCTGCTCTGTATCATCAAGTTACAGGCGAGAAGCTATCTAAGATGAAACTATATGATATAGTTCTTAGTGAGTGCAGAGAGACCAAGAAGTCAGAGGGTTTCTATATTAGAAACATTTCTACTGCAGGTTTCATGGTAGCCATGCAGGACTTAGCCTCAATATGCAGAGCATACCTCAAGGATAGAGAGTACAAGTCTATATCCTTCGGACAGTTCAAGGTTGGCAAGTTACACAACCTAGCTAGAGGTAAGGTTGGTAGAAAAGGGAAGGTAGCATAAGAGTGGCTACTCGCTGTTACGAATGCAATGGTACGAACCTATGGAGTTTAATGTGGGTTCGTGCCAACCCTTTAGCTATCGTTCTAGAGCCACACTATGACACCGAACCTTATACCAAAGGTATGAATGAGTATCACAGATGTGATGACTGTAATAAACAAGTTCAAGTAAAGGAGATTGAAGATGCTTAACAAAGTTAGCACACTTCCAAATCGTAGTACATACCCTAAACCCTTTTGGGTTGTAGGTATATCTATTGACGGAAACAAAGGTAAAGTAAATGTACATCCACAGGCATTAGAAAAGAGTGGATACAATTATGCTATTGACCATGCCATTGATATGGCAAGGGCAGTATATCCAAAATCAAGAATAGAATTTTTATTTATAGAGGAGTATTAATATGAAGATACATAGAGTAGTAACAATGCTAGGTGCTACAACTACCACAGGTAGACTAGCTAGTGATATGTATGACTTGAATGACAAGACATACTATTCAGAAGCAGAAGGTAGAGATATACCTATCTCACACATGGACTTTCAACATATGGTCAGAGCATTTGTTAAACAAAATGAGGAAACAGACAATGACTTTAGTAGGTCAATGAAGTTACGTAATCATTTACAAGAAGAAAATGAAAATCTTGAAATGAAGAATGAGAAGCTGAAAGAAAACTTGCAGAAGCAAGAAGATAACTTACTATATCTTACGAGCAAGATTGAAAACATGAAAGGTATCATTGAGGAGAAAGATGATTTGTTAGATAAACAAACTGCCAATACAGAGTATTGGAAAAACACATACTACAACAATCAACCTCAAGGATGTGGCTATGTGTTCAGCGAGATACCCAATGATGAGTATGGCAAGAAGCTAACAAGAGGTATGAAAGTATATCTTAATAACGAGTCATACTCTATGAGAGTACGTGGACAACACATTAAGCCTGAACTCAAGGGTACAGGTGCAACTTATTGGGGTCAGTCCATAGAACAATCAACACACCTTAGAGTGTACATAGACAAAAAGAAAGGAGCATAATCATGCCATTAGACGGAACACCAAATCTATTTACGTTAACAGAAGAACTTAACTTTGAATTATCCTATGAGGATAGTAAGTTAAGTGGACATAAGTTTGGATTCAATATGAATACAGGCGAAGCCATTAGTCATACAAGAAATACATTCAACTGTGTATCTCATCCTACCTTTTTTAACTCTGTTAAAAATGTTATCATGGATAATAGAGAACCACATGAGTTGCTTAATGCAAAGGTCAAGCAGAAAACCTGTAGGAATAATGCTTGGGCAATGGTAGATATTACATTACCAAATGTAACCTATCGTATATATACAGACAAGCATCATACAGACATCAGCGAAAGGATTATCCTTTTACATGGTGTTGATGGTTCATGTTCTAATGTGGCATTGTTTGGTGGGATAGATATGTACTGCACTAATGGTCAGATTAGGGGTAAGTATGACAAGGTCAAGAAAAAGAATACAAGTGGTTTCAGTATTGAAACATTTGTGAGTGAGTTACAAACTGCTAAAGCAGACTTTGATGCTCATTGTAAGATGCTTCAGATATGGGCAGAGACACCAATCAAAGCCAATGTAAGATTACTTCTTGACAAGATTGTAAAATCTGAGAGAGTATCTAAGAAGATGAATGACCTTGCTAGGCAAGAGATTGCAAAGCGAGGTAAGAATATGTATGCTTTGTATTCTGCATTCACTAACTACGCATCTTATGCAGATGGTAGAAATGGATTTGCCTTGAAGAATACAGGCAATGACACAAGGGGAGAATCTATGTGGAAGCGAGAGCAACAAGTATCTCAATGGATAGATTCCAAACCTTTCCAAGATTTATTGGTGGCTTAGATGTTACCAAATAATAATGATGCAATAGTAATTTTAATTGTGACAGGAATACTTGCAGTATTCTTTTCATGCTACATAGGAGTATAATATGATATGTGCTAGTTTATTTAATGGGTGTGGTGTTGGTGCATTAGCTATGCTACGTGCTAACATACCTATCACTAAGTTTTACTATTCAGAAATAGATAAATATGCCAATATAGTTATGAAGGAGAACTTCCCTAATGCTATACCTATTGGCGATGTAACCAAAGTTAATGCAGATAGTTTCAATGGCGATAACGTAGATATTCTAATGGGGGGTTCGCCTTGTCAGGGATTTTCTATGGCAGGACATCAGCTTAACTTTGATGACCCTCGTAGTAAGTTATTCTTTGACTTCATACGTGTACGAGATGAGATGATGCCTAACTATGTATTACTAGAGAATGTTCGTATGTCTAAGAAGTCACAAGATATTATATCTAAGTACATGGGGTTTGAGCCACAGGCTAAGAACTCTAAGTATCTTAGTGGTCAGAATAGATACAGACTATATTGGTTTGGCAGAAAGATATTAGACCCATTGTGTAGTGGTAAGTATGAACAGATACCTATACCACCTATGATTGACAAGGGTATCACTATGCAAGATATCCTAGAGGATGGCTATGCTACAGATGAGATGACTAGTGGTGGCAAGTCTCATTGTCTTACTGCTAGATACAATGGTGCAGTATGGTGGAATAGTATTGAACGTAAACAACGTACTATGGTACTCAAGGATAACCCTACCATGTCTAAAGACGGATTGATTAGGGTTGGTACTGCTGACCTCAAAGGGCATGACTCTATCAAGCGAGTGTATGCACAAGAAGGCAAAGCACCTACCTTGACCACCATGCAAGGTGGACACAGAGAACCAAAGGTTGCTATTGGTAGGATTGTTAATCGTAGATTAGATGAACATGGTACTAGGAAAGATAACCAACTAGACCTACCATTTACTAGACAACTAGAGGTACGAGCAGATGACAAGTCTAACTGTCTTACTACTGTGCAGAAAGATAACGTGGTAGTATCAAAAGATATGTGGCGAAAGCTGACACCCCTAGAGTGTGAGAGATTGCAGACATTACCTGACAACTATACTAGTGCAGTATCCAATAGTCAGCGATACAAGATGATTGGTAATGGGTGGACAGTTGATGTGATTGCACATATACTCAAGGGTATACAGTTAGGCGAGTGGCATGAAATGTATAACAACAATAAGGAGATGGTATAATGAAAAGATACTACGTAGAACTAAAACGAAACCTAAAAGAAAAAGACAGTATTAGTTTTTATATGATGGCATATAACAGAACTCAAATAATGGATATGTTTGTAGATGAATACTATATTGTTGCAACAGATATAACAGAATAGGAGATGATATAATGGCTATAAGTTCACACGAAGAATACTACAAGCAGTTAGAAGGATTCAAGATAAAGAAATTCTTAGGCGAAGATGCAGAAGGATTCCCTGAGTTCATACTAACTAAACCTAAGTATGAAGACGTTAAGATAGCAGTAAGTGCCGACCCTGAAGGTAACTATGGTGGGTTCTTATTTATAATGGATACAAAGGAGACAACATGACTAAGTTAGAAGAAGCTATGTATAAAGCACATAAAGAATCTCAACCTGTAGGGTTAGATGTATGGCTAGAAACAGGGGTGCATATAAAAGGGTATGTAGTCTTTGATGCTAAAGCTAAACAAGAAGCTAAGAAGAAACTAATTGACATGATTCAAAATGATGAGTGTGATTTTCATTGGGAGCAGTTGTATGACTAAGAAAAAAGATACAAGGCGAGATGCATGGAACTTTGATTACTTAGGATTGAAAGCCTATGGTACACCTACACCTAGGAAGTATCACGATTGGGTGTACATGGCAGATGACCAAATGAATAAGGTGTTGAAGACAGTTATTGTATTGGTGTATGCCTATGGTTTCTTTGTAGCGATAACAGATATATGGGAGAATCTATAATGACTAAGGTAGTATATGATACATGGCAATCTGTAATGAACCATGAACGTAATCCGTTGCGGCACATACCTGATTTAAACACTAGACATATGGTTATGCAAGTGTTAGCATGGATGTGGTGCATAATATTCTCTATGTACTTTAGTAGTATGTGGATGTTTGGTATAACTGCAGTTGCTCACATATTTTTATTGGGTGCTATAGCTGTAACTGTAGCTACGTTTGAAACTGCAAAGAGAAAGCCTACATTTTTTATAAAGAAAGGCTATCATACACCAAGCAGAAGTAGATATATGTATTACAAAGGCAAGAGAATTAAGTATGACGATAATGATATAGGTGGAGAACATGAATAGAAAGGAGATATAAAATGTGGCATAGAATAACAGACTTTTTTAATGTAGAGTATCACAAAAAATATGGGGAAGGTACGAAATTCGACCTTGACTATGGTAAGCTACTAATTATAGGACTATGTATTTACATAGCAATAAAGGTATCTTAGTGAACATAAATGACCTAACAAATAAATACTATTTGTCTAACGATTTCAATGTGTTAGCTGATAAAACTAAACATGATTATCAATATTGTGTGAGTGTTTTATTGGACACAAAAGTTGATGGCAAAAGTGTGGCAGAAATATGTCTTACCAAACTGTCAGGTGCGATAGCACGAAGAGCATACGAAGTATGGCTTGGTCGTGGCGTGTACTTGGCGAATGCAGTCACAGCAGTAGCACGTAAGATGTATTCCTTTGGGATGGAGATGGGGTATGTTGAAAGCAACCCTTTCTCCACCTTCAAACGTAAATCTGCCCATGCTAGGAAGACTGTGTGGACAAAAGAACAGGTTAGGAAATTTCTTAACTATTGTTATGAAGATTTTAGGTACAGAAACTTGGGATTGATAGTACAAATGGCATACGAATGGTGTCAAAGGGTGGGAGATATGAGAGTTTTACAGTTCTCAAGCATAGATTTTGACAAAGGTGTGTTAAATTTGCAACAGTCAAAGAGAAGAAGCATAGTACACCTGCCAATTTCTCTTGACTTATTGGAAATGCTTACACAACAACGAAAAGACTATGACTTTCAACCCTATGTTGCACCATATCCAACACCTATGAAGGGTGTTTATAGTCCATATGCTATCCAAAGACTGTCAAAAGTAGCTAGACAAGTAATAAAACTGTCAGGATTGCCTGATGACTTACGAATATCTGACTTACGAAGGACAGGCACGACTGAAATGGTAGATGCAGGTGTTCCTATGGGTCAGATTATGTCTGTCACAGGTCATGCAAACCCACAGTCAGTCAAACCTTACATGAAAAATACGTATGCTAGTGCAGAAAGTGCCTTGACATTACGTACTAATTACATTAAGAGTATATAATATGAATATATATAATTACATAAGTGATTTACATTTAAGTGTAGGAGAAACTAAAAGGATTAACTGTCCTAGTTGTAATGGTTATAAAACATTTACTGTAACCAACAACATGGGAAGGTTAGTTTGGAACTGCTACAAATCTTCTTGTCCTGTATCAGGAACTAAGAAGATAAACTTATCTGTAGATGATATTAGGAACTCCGTATCTGATATCAAGAAAGCTGATACTGACTTTGCCTTGCCTGAGTATGTGGTTCATCACTCCCACAGGAGAGAAGTTAGAAACTTTGCTGAAGAATACGGATTGAATTATGAAGAGATACCACTTTACTATGATGTAAAAGAGAATAGAGTTGTATTTCCTGTCAAGAAAGACGGACTAATTGTAGATGCAGTTGGTCGGTCTGTGGGATTTCGTCTGCCCAAATGGAAAAGATATGGAAATAGTGACTTGCCTTTTACGTATGGTCATGGTAGAGTGGCTGTAGTTGTTGAGGATTGTGTAAGTGCATCTGTTGTAGGCAATGGTGTTTATGTAGGGGTAGCTGTGTTGGGAACATCATTAAGCGATTCACACAAGAGATACCTATCACAATTCTCAACTGCTATCATAGCCTTAGACCCTGATGCAATGCCCAAAACACTAGCCTTTGCAAAAGAACTACGAGGATATGTAAATGACGTAAAAGTATTGAGACTGAAAGATGACTTGAAGTACGCAGAAGAAGAGGATATAAATAACTTATACAAACTAACCCCAAAGGAGAACCAACATGGAACTATCACTACTACGTAGCCTAATGAATAGAGACTTCTATGAAGACCATAGAGGTGCTAGGTGTCCTGATAGATTGTTTAGCAAAGATGCTAGGACTATCAAGCACACCATAGACAAAGCAATGAGAAAGTATGACAGGGATGTAACCCCTGATGAGTTAGAGGCTCTGTTCTTGTCAAGCAATCCTGCTATGACAACTGCACAGAAGCATGGATACTCTGCATTGTTTAATGACATTAAAAGGCAGAAGCCTATGGGAGCAGACATAGCACAGGATGTGTTAGCGAAACTGTTCCAACAAGTTATTGGGGAAGATGTAGCCAATCTTGGCTTTGACTTTGTCAATGGTACACAGACTAGTATGAAACCATTACGTGATTTGTTAGACAAATACAATGATGACTTCACTCCTGAGATGAAGATAGAATGGGATGATATATCGTTTGATACCTTGATGGCTAAACAGAGTCAGCAGACAAGGTGGTCATTTAATCTACCTGAGTTAGCTAGGAAGGTTGAAGGTGTCAATGGTGGCTATCTAGTAGAGGTAGGTGCTAGACCTAATACAGGTAAGACTAGCTTCCATGCATCTCTACTTGTAGGAGATAATGGCTTTGCTAGACAGGGTGCTAAGTGTGTAGTCTTGTGTAACGAAGAGTCTTATGATAGAGTAGGGTTTAGATATCTGACTGCTTCATCCAACATGGATAAGTATCAGATAAAAGATAATCCTTCAGAAGCTAGGAGTAGATACAAAGTTGTATCACCTTATATAAATATAAAGGATGTGACAGGAGAGGACATGACATGGGTAGAGAGTATGTGTAAGAGTGTTAAGCCTGATGTCGTAGTGATTGACATGGGAGATAAGTTTGCACGTACTGCAGGATACTCAAGACCTGACGAAGCATTAAAAGCAAATGCGATATATGCAAGACAGATTGCAAAACAATATGATTGTGTTATATTCTATATGTCACAACTCAATGCAGAAGCAGAGGGTAGACAGAGACTTAATCAGGCAATGATGGAAGGCTCACGTACAGGCAAGGCGGCAGAAGCCGACTTGATGATACTAATAGGACAACCTGCAAGTGTTGAAGGTGTTACTGACGAATCAACTATGAGGCATTTGAATGTTGTTAAGAACAAAATTACAGGTTGGCATGGCATGATAAACTGCAACATCAACCCACACACAGCGAGGTACAGTGCATGAAACTAACACTAGACGTAGAAAATACAGTAACTAAAAGAGATGGGAAGATGTATCTTGACCCATATGAATCTACCAATAAATTGGTTATGGTAGGTTGTTTAACAGATACAGGTAATGAGTATCTATATAATATGGATATGGATGGCGAGGCACACGTTGGTGTGCAAGAGTTGCTTGACCAAGCTACTATACTTATAGGACATAACATAGCTTATGACCTGATGTGGTTATGGGAATGTGGCTTCAAGTATGAAGGTCCTGTCTTTGACACCATGCTTACAGAGTATATATTACAGCGAGGTATCAAAGAACCTTTGCATCTAAAAGACTGTGCATTGAGGTATGACTTAGAGACTAAGAAGGAAGATACCTTGAAGGAATACTTTGCAAAAGGTTATGCTACAGATGAGATACCTAGACATGAGTTGTCACAGTATCTGTCAGCAGACTTACATGCTACACAGCAGTTATCTGACGAGCAGTACAAGAAACTTAACTCTGTTAAGTATGCACACCTTATGGATACAGTTATACTTACAAATAAAGTATGTAGAACTTTAGCAAGGACACATAGGAATGGTTTTAAGGTAGATGAATCTATGTTAGAGTCTGTAAGAAAAGAGTTTGAGACAGAGAAGCAAGAGATAGAAAGCAGACTATCTGTACAGGTAAGAAATCTAATGGGGGATATGCCCATCAATCTTAACAGTCCTGAACAGATGTCTTGGGTTATCTATAGTAGAAAGCCTAAAGACAAAGCTATGTGGGCAAACGAGTTTGTTCCTCACATGAGCAAGGAAGACTTTAGATATGCAGTCAAAGACAACTCTGACATTGTATATAAAACAAAAGCTGTTATGTGTAAGATATGTAATGGCACAGGTAATATAAGAAAGGTAAGAAAGAATGGAACTCCTTATGCTAATCCCAATAAAGACCCTGCTTGTAATGGTCTTGGTTATAATTTTCATGATGACAGAACTAAGGTAGCAGGTTTAAGATTCAATGCACCTAATGCCAAGTGGGTATCTGCCAATGGCTTTGGTGTATCCAAAGGTAATCTAGATATACTACAAGGTATGGCAAACAGAGCAGGTATGAAAGAAGCTAGTGACTTCTTACAGGACTTGAAGAGACTGTCTGCATTAGATACTTATCTATCTTCTTTTGTAGAGGGTATCAAGTCTCATGTAAAGACCGATGGTATGTTACATGTAAGACTATTACAACATAGAACTGCGACAGGCAGATTTAGTGGAGCAGACCCAAACATGCAGAACATGCCTAGAGGTGGCACGTTCCCTGTTAAGAAGGTATTTGTTTCACGTTGGGAAGGTGGTAAGATTCTAGAGGCAGACTTTGCACAGCTAGAGTTTAGAACTGCCGCATATTTATCACAAGATGAGGTGGCTATCAATGAGATTAAGACAGGCTTTGACGTACATGCTTATACAGCTAAAGTTATATCAGCTTCAGGTCAAAGTACGACTAGGCAAGAAGCTAAAGCACATACCTTTGCTCCGTTATATGGTGCGACAGGATTCGGTAGGACAAAAGCAGAAGCAAAATACTACCAAGACTTTACCAAAAAGTACAAAGGAGTCGCATCATGGCATTCCAGATTGGCTAAAGAGGCTCTAGAAAAGAGAAGTATTACTACACCATCAGGCAGAGAGTTTTCTTTTCCTGATGTAGAGCGAAGAATGAATGGTTCTGTATCACACTTCACACAGATAAAGAATTATCCTGTGCAGAGTTTTGCAACTGCAGATATAGTTCCTTTGATTCTTGTACACATAGAAGATAGATTAAGTTTACTGCAATCTTGTATTGTTAATACAGTGCATGATTCAATAGTGATTGATGTGCATCCTGACGAGACTAACAAAGTTATTTTCCTATTGGATAGCATCAACAAAGACATGAAAGCTATAATAAATCAACAGTTTAAAATAGACTTTAATGTACCTCTATTATTAGAGGCAAAAATAGGTGATAATTGGCTTGACACTAAAGATGTTAGCTGATATAACTATGAAACATTTTAACTTTCTGAAAGGAGAATATATATGACAGAAGCAAACC